GCCCTGCACGCCGCCGGTCGTGACCTGCGGCCCCTCGGCCCCGTTCAGATAGCCATAGACATAGACGGGCGCGGCGCCCGGATCGGCGAAGAGGTACCAGCGGTTGGAAGGCACCTGCGCATCGACCAGGGGGGCGATGAAGCCCGCGAGGACGTTGGCATTCGCGAGCTGGGTCGCGGCGACGTTGACCGTCAGCTGCCGGGCCGCCACTTCCAGGTTCGGCCCGACGAGCAGCCGCATCTGGTTGCCGACCGAGATCGGCAGCCCGTCGATGGTCTTCTGCTTCATCACCGCCGAGCGGCCGGCGGCGAGGTTGGTGAGGTCGAGCGCCGTGCCGGCCGAAGCCTGATTGGCGCGGGCGGCACCGGTGCCGAAGACCGCCGCGTTGCCGGTGGTGAGCGTCGGGCCGGAGCCGTTCGCCGTGTTCAGCAGCGCATAGGCGGTCGCGTTCTCGAAGTCGCTCACGCGCCGCCCGATCATGGCGGAGAAGTCCGTGAACGCGCCCAGGTCATCGTTGACCAGCATCTGCCGGGTGACGCGGATGCGCCGGGCGTAGGTGCTGAGCGTCACGAGCTCCTGGCTCTCGGAGATCGTGCCGGCCTGGATTTCCCCGTTCTCGGCGAGGCCGAGCAGGTTGGGGAAGTCGCCCACGCGCAGATGCCGGTGCGGCTTGAAGTCGCGGAAGTCGCGCCGGAGGAAGATGTCCTTGTAGGTCGGCGCGGCGATCTGGTAGCCGGCAAGCAGCATCTTGTTCGCCGACGCCGACAGGAGCAGCGGGAAGTCGCTCGTGGTGTGGAACGCACGCTCGGCGATCGCCACCGGATTCCGCAGGTTCGACCGCTCGCCGCGCAGCCGCATCAGTTCGGCCGCGAGGTCGGTCGGGCGCCAGCCCATGAATTCGCGGTGCCGCTCGTTCGTCGGCTTGAAGCCCGGCATCGCGCGGACCGCGATGGCTTCGGCCATCGCATCGACGACCTCCGCCGGGTCGTCGCGCGACGGGCCGGTCTGGGTCGTCTGGGACGGCGTGATCGTGATGCCCGGCCCCGCCGTCATGGTGCGGAAGAGTTCGGCCCCGTAGGCGTCCGGCGCCCAGCCGTCGGCGACGGCTCGGGCGCGCAGGGCTTCGAGCTTGTCGGCGGGGATGCCCAGCTGCGCCGCGGCGCGGGTCTGGGAATGGATCGCCTCGGTGCGCTGCCGCTCGGCCGCGATCGGGTCCGGGGCGGCGGCGCGGTTGTTCTCCGTCGGCGCGGGCGAAGCCTGCGGCGGGGCGGCGGTTGCGGGATTGGAGGGCGGGGCGGCAGGCGCCGGGGCCGCCGTTTCCGTGGGCGTCTGCGGGTCCATGTCGGATTCCTTCGGACTGTTGATGATGGCAGGCTCGGTGCCGCCGGACCGGATGCGGTCAGGCTCGCTCCGCACTCCCGCGCCGTGGTCCGCAGGGACCGCGACGAGCGAGATTTCAAAGGGCTCCCAATCGGTCGCCCGGTGGACGGTTTGGCCGCCGTCCACGATCTGCGTGTATTTGAAGACCCTGTATCCGGCGCTCACGCCGGTCAGAGTCCCGTCTTCGAGGCGTTGCCGGATCGGGCGCACGTCGTCGGCGCCGGAGATCATCAGGGTCGCCGTGCCGCGGTCGGCTTCGATGCCGGCTTTCAGGACACGCCCGACCACCGAGGTCGCGCCGAAGCGGCTGTGGCTGTCGAGGACGGGCGCGGTGCCGGAGCGCAAGGCATCCATTCGGATCGCGCCGGGCGACATGTCGAGTTCCTCGACGATGTTGCCGATGCCCGGCACGTAGGTCCGGATGCGCGCGCCGGTGGACCAGACGACCTGCAAGGTGCGGCTGGCCGCATCCCAGGTCGTCGGGGCCGACAGGGCGCGGGACGCGACATAGGGGCCGTCCGCGGACCCTTCGGGCGCGGCGGCGGGGCTTTCGGGGTCCATGGGCTATCCCTGGCTGGCGGGTGGGGCCGCGGCGGGCGGCGCGGCGGCGCCGGTGGCGGCGATCTCGATCGCGGCAAGCTGCGCCGCATCCTGGGCGCCGCCGGTCTTGGCGACGCGGCGCGGATCGGTGTCCACGACGACACCGTTGTCGTCGAGCAGGGCGTTGTCCTTCGCAATCTCGGCGACGACATCGCCGAAGTCGTAGCCGAAGCTGCCGACCGCCTCGGCCTGCGGCACGAAGCCTGCACGGACCTGAGCGATGAGCGCGCTCGTATCCTTGGCGGGATCGATCATCTCGTGCGCGGGCGGCACATGCGCGATGGCGTCCGGGAAGTCGCCTGTCCAAAGGCCGAGCATCTGCCCTTGCAGATGGAAGCGCTCGGCGACGGGCTGGACCATCATCGCGATGAGCATCCCGTACTGCACCTGTTCGCAGACGCGCCGGAATTCGATCTTGCCGGCCCGCAGCGACGAATAGTTGGCGGCGGTGAGGTCGCCCGACACCTGATCGTACGTCAGCCCGGAGCCGACGCCTGCCGCCTCCAAGGTCCGACGGGCGAATGCCAGATGGCTGCCGCCGCCGGTCGGATTGACCACATCGACGGAGCCGCCGCCGCGGCGGTAGAGGATCATCCCCGGCTCGAAAGCCTCGACGACATTGTTGTTGGCGTCGCGGACCAGCCCGTCGCCGCCGTCGGTGATCGTCTCCTCTCCGTCGTTGTTGACGATGCCGGCGAGGCAAGCCTCGATCTTCGCCTTCATCAGCAGCGCCGCCTCGTAGTCGCCGAGGTCGCGCAGGCGCATCAGGCTGGGCGCGAGCCAGGATACGCCGCGAAGCTGGCCCGGCCGGTCCTTGCGGAACAGGTGCAGGACCTCCGTCGCGGGCACGCGGACGCTCGACCAGGGCAGCCCGGCCGGCTGCGGCCATGGGGCGCCGGGATGGCGCGGGAGGAGCCAATAGGCGGTCGGCGCGCCATATCCGTCGATCTCCACCCCTTGGATGACGGTCCGCCCGTCGATGATGCCGTTCCGCGACCAGTCGAGATGGTCCGCTTCAAGCAGTTGCAGCCGCAGCCCGACCGGGTTGGCGGGCGTGGGCACCGCCGGGACGATCCGCACGAAGGCTTCGCCGCTTTCGACGACCGCGCGCATGGCAAGCGCCTGGATGCCGTAGAGGTTCAAGCGGCGCTCGGCGTCGCATTCCACGCCTTCGGCCCAGCGCTTCCAGGCGCCGGCATGCTTGCCGCCGGGCCAGCGGGTGCGGATGCCGGTCCCGACCGCATTGCCGGTCCAAAGGTCCACGATGCGGCGGGCATAAGGGTCGTTGCGCACGGCATCGCGGGCGCGCCGGGCGATCGCCGCAGCGCCCGCACCGACCTCGGCGTTGGCCGAGGAACCGGAGGGCGTCCAGCCCGAGGACGAGCGTGTATCCGTCGCCGCGGCATAGGCGCGGGTCCGGATCGTCGGCGGAGTGCGCTGCGCCTGCCGCGCCCCGTCGGCGATCCGGTCACGCTGGAATCCGAGCGCGGTCGCCAGGGTGGCGATGATGCTCATGCGCCGCTTCCCCGTGAGAAGGACGCCAGGGTCCGCGCCGGGCGCCTCTGGGATTCCGCCGTCTGGCTGGCGTGCAGGACGGCAAGCGCCTGCGCAAGCTCGGCCAGGGAGCGGTATTCGACCCGGCGCCCTTCGATCATCACCACGGTCGCCCCGGATGTGTAGGCCCCGGCCAGGGCCGCGGCGCGGGTGCCGGCGGGCTGCGCCAGCGCCCAGGCGAGGACCGCCGGGTTCATGCCCACACGCACCATTCCAGACCGAAGGCGGTCGGATCGATGGGCACCGCCTGCGGCGGCACCGTGGAGCGGATGGCGATATACCAACGATCCGCGCGGCCGCGCGCCGGGATGGCGATTTGCCTACCGTCCTCATCCAGCATCACCCGGGCGTCGCGGCCACGGCTGGCCCGAAAGACGATGCGGCCGGCATCATCGGTCTGCGGATCGCCGAGCATGTTCTCCGGGCCTTCATCGGCGCCGACAATGCCGGCGGCCCGCAGTGCCGCCAGGGCTGCCCGCACCTGATCAAGGCTGCTCGCCCGCAGGCGATAGTCGATGTATGCGCTCATCGTCGATCCTATGCGGTGGCCGCGACGAGTTCGGCGTTCGCCATGCGGCGTGGCACGTAGCGGAGCGGCCCGAGTGCGCCGAACATGGAACCGCCTCCGATCGTGGCGCCGACCTGAAGCCGGTTCTGTGCGGTCGGCATGCCCGTCGAGGCGCTGCCGGCGACGACCGCGCCGCCGTTGACGCAGATGGCACCGGAACCCGCATCCCACGTGCAGGCGATCCGAAGCGCCCCCGGGCTTTGCGCCGGGGCGATCAGATAGAATTGGCCGACGCCGCCGAGGATCGCCTGGAAGACCGGCGTCGCGGCGCCGGCAAAGCACCGCAGCATGTTCGCCGACGTGCCGTCGTCCCAGGACCAGAGGAACTGGTTCCCGACAAGGGCCGGCAAAATCAGGTTCAGGATGATCGTTCCCGGCCCCGCGAACATGCGCCCGAGGGTCGAAGCCATGGTGATGACATCGGCCGCGCGCGTCGCAGCTGTGCCGGCGGTCGGGATGTAAGCCGAGGGCGCCGAGCCGGCCTCAAGCTGATGCCCCCAGGCATAGAGCGTCGCGCCGGCCGCCGCGTTTAGATGGCGCCAGGGGTAGAACCGCATGCTGGTGCAGCCGGCCGGCGTGGTGAAGGCGGCCCAAAGGCGGGTCCATGCGGTGGACAACGCCGTCTGCCCGTAGGCGACCTCAGTGGCGAAGAAGGCGGCGCCCGTTTCGTCGAAGAGGCTGTAGCGCATGTCGCCGGCAAGGGCCGTGCCGAGCTTGGCGAAGAAGCTGGCGGTGTAGGCGGTGGACGGCGCCACCGGGATGCCGAAGGCATAGTAGGAGCCGGTTGCTCCGGCGGCGGCGGTCTTCGTCACCAGTGCGGCGGTTGCCGTCCCGTCCGGCGCGATGGCCTGCCCGTCCGCGAGCGTGGCACCGCCGCTCGTCGTCCAGGGCGGGTTGTTCAGCAGCGCTTGGCTGTAGGTGATGAGGTTGGTCGCCGCACCCTCGGCCAGCATCCCGCGCACCGCGAGCGTGGCAAGATCGTAGTCCAGCCGGGGCACGTCGGCCGCCTCCGACACCACCAGACCGGCGGCATTCACCCGCGTCCCGGCCGATGCCCGCGTAAGCGTCAGCAGCGGCGAAAGCCAGTCGTTGAACGGCAGCACGAAGCCGCCGCGGGAAGCGAGCAGCGGGATCACTGGAACTGCCGCACCGTCAGGACAATCGCCCGGTCGGCGCCCTGGGCGACCGGGCTGGCGGATGTGCCCGAACGCAGCCGGATCAGCGGCCAGCCGTGCAGCAGCGTCGGCGGAAGCACGATCCCGCGCCCGGCCGCAGCGGACGAAACCGTGATCTCGCCGGTATCGGAATAGAGGTCCAACCACGTCGTCCCGCCGTCGCGGCTGCCCCGGAAGGTGATGGACGCGGCGGTCCATCCCGCCGGCAAGGCCATTGCGATGAGCCAGTTGCGGTCGAGCGCGATGCTCCCGCTCAGGCTTTGCCCGTTGGGGACGGTGGCGGTGAGTTCGACGCGGTTCTGCATGGCGATTCCTCAGCGAATCCAGCCCGTGCGCGGGGCGAGCCAATTGCGGGGGCGCACCGCAGCCGGTGGACGGGCGGGCGGCTGCGGGGTGGGGTCCGGTGCATCGTCCCCGGTGTCGTCTTCGGGTTCTTCGGCGGCGCCGGCCTGCATGGCCGCGTTCGCCTCCTCCTCCGCGCGCTGCTGCCACCAGCGGTCGCCGTAGCGGTCGGCGCCGAGCAGCCACAGCGCGGCGCGGGCGAGGACGGCGCAGTCCAGCGCTTCGTTCCTTTCCCGCAGCTTCGCCCATTCCTGGCGGGTGAACCCGCGCTTGTCCTTCACGGTGCGCAACTGCTCCGAGACCAGCTGCTTCACCCATTCGGCCGGCGCGCTCTCGGGGATGTGCACCCAGCCGGGCGGAAATCCCTCGGTGTCGCCGCGGCCTAGCCACAGCCGCCGGTAGAGGTCGGCCTTCCAGACCGACACCGAGACGGTCCACAGCTTGAGGCCGCGCCGAATCTTCCGTCCGTCCACCAGCGCATCGACCGGCGTCGGCCCTTGCACCGGCTGCGCCCGGTTCCAGCCTTCGACGCCCTTCGTCGCGACGATGCGCGGGTCGCGCAGGCGGCGCAGATGCCCGTAGATGGCGGCCGTATCCCGCCCGCCGGTATCGACGCAGGCCCGCGCGATCCGCATGTAGCCGCCGCCTGCGCGCGGCCAGTCACGCGCCATCAGCGCCGCGGCCCGGTCCCAGGTCGCCGCTTCCCTCGGGCTGCCTTCGATGACGACATGGTCGATCAGCCACGACGTGAAGCCGGGCGCCCATCCCCACACGTCGCATTCCAGCCGGTCGTCCTGGCTGTCGATCCCCAGCGTCAGCACCAACGCGCCGGCCGGGACCAACGCCATCGCGAAGGCTTCGCGCCGTTCCACCAGCCGCTCCCAATCCGGCGCCTCGCCGCGCTCCTGCCACGTCTCGCCCAGGACGGTGTTGCGGAAGGTCTTGAGGTCCTCCGGCTTGCCTTGCGCCGCCTCCCAATCCCGCGCGATCTGCTCCCAAGAGAGCCAGCCGACCGGCGAATAGAGGGACGAGATGTGGAAGCCGACCGTATGGGGATCGGCCGCCTTTGCCGTAGCCCGGAATTCGCCGCCCGCCAGCATCACCGTCTTGTGCTGCTCCCCGATCGCCCCGTCGCAGGCTTCGCAGCGGTAGCGGACCGTCTCAGGCGCGCCCGCATCCCATACGAGGCGCTCGAACCGTATCCACTGCATCGCGCCGCAATGCGGGCAAGGCACGAAGAAGCGGCGCCGGTCGCTCGCCTCGTATTCGCGCTCGATCCGGCTGCGGCCGGCGATGGTGGGTGTGGACACCAGGAACACCTTGCGCCGCCAACCGAAGGTCCGTGCCCGCGCCTCGGCGAGCGAGATCGGGTCGCCCTCCCCGTCCACGTCGCCGGGATAGGCGTCCACCTCGTCGAGGAAGAGGAACCGGGCCGACATCGAACGGAGGCCGACGGCGCTGTTCGCGCCGGTCATGACAAGCTGTCCGCCCGGGAAGTCCTTGCTCAGCTGCCGGTTGCCGCTGTCGCGCGACCGCGCGGGCGCGACCCGCTCCCGCAGCGCCGGGGTTTCTTCGAGCAGCGGATCGACGCGTTGTTCGGAGAAGCGTTTCGCGAGTTCGGTCGTCGGCTGCACCGCCAGCATCGGCCCCGGCGCGTGGTGGATGACGTAGCCGATCCAATTGTTCCCGGATTCGGTCGCGCCGACCTGCGCGCCCTTCATGAACACCACCCGCCGCGCGGGATGCGCGGGCGAAAGGGCGTCCATCACTTCGCGCAGATAGGGCGTCCGCTCGGTCCGCCACGGCCCCGGCTCGGCCGATCCGCGGCTGCCGAGCATCCGGTGCATGTCGGCCCATTCCGAGACCAGCAGCGCCGGCTCGGGCGAAAGGCCGGCGCACCATGCGGCCAGCACATCCCCGGCGCCGTCGAAGTCGCCCTCCATGTCAGCCCAGCCGCAGCTTCGGATCGCCGCGCTTCGCGAGATGCTCGCGCAGGCTGGCTTCGAGGAAGGTCTGGACCTCGTGCGGATCGGCACCGACGCGCGCGGCCAGCAGGGCGGCAACACGGACGGGCCAATTCAGCAGCGCATCCCGCTCCTCTTGCGCCAAGCGCCGGACCATCGCGACCGCCTTCGCCTTGTCGATCAGCCGCCCCTTCTCGCGGTCGATGCGCAGCTTCCGCTCTTCCAGCTTGAGGCCGAGTTCCGCCTTTTGCAGGCGGACCATCGTCGGGCCTTCGGGCGGATCGGCATCGGCCGCCTCGCGCGGTGGCGGCGCCGGACGGACGCTTTTCGGCGGCGGCTCAAGGGGCGCGGCAGCCGGAGGAGGCGGCGGCGGTGCGGTGTGCACGGCTGCGGCCGTCGCCTGCGGCGTCAGCGGCGGGGTGCCGCGGCCGTAGATGCGCTCCTGCTTCCAGTCCCGCAGCCCCTTCTCGGCATCGATCCTCCCTTCCGCGTCGCGCGTGATTCGGCCGCTCTTCACGGCCTTGTGGACGGCGACCTGCGAGACGCCGACCATCCGCGCGAATTCGGCCTGCGTCACACCCGGCATCGCCGCCCCGCCATGCTCACCCGGCGCTGCCGGAGCGCTCTCTCAGCAACTCCTGCCGCGTCGTCTCCATGCGTCTCTGCTCCTGCAAGCGGCATCCCGCCGCACAGGCCAGGAGGCAGACCATGAAACTCACCGACACCCAGGCGATCATCCTCGGCAAGGCGGCGGAACACGCCGCCGGGCTTTGCGCCTTGCCCGCCATCCCGCCGGCCCCGCGCGCCCAAATCGCCCGCAAGCTCGCCTTCGGCGGGCTAGTCGAGGAGATCGTCCTCGACAGCAGCGACGCGGCGACCGCCGGCTTCATCTGGCGCACGGAGGATGCCGAAGCCTTCGGCCTGCGCATCACCACGGCGGGCCTGGAAGCGATCTGCATCGATCCCTCCGAATGGCCCGCCCATTGCCGCCCCGAGACGGCGCCGGCCGGCGAGCCGGAGGCGGTCGCCATCGCCGACCTGACGCCCGCGACGCACCCGATCGCCGCTGCCAACGCCGCCTCCTGGCCCGCCGGCCCGGCGAAGGGCGGCAGGCGGAAGGCCGCCGAAGAGGCGGCGGCGCGCGGCGAGCTTCCTGCCCCGCCGGACTTCTCGGCCGATACCCACAAGCCCTATCGCGCCAAGCTGGCGAAGGCGGTGGCGATGGCCGAGGCCGGCGATGTCGCCGGCCTCAGGGCGATGGTCATCAACCCGACCAGCACGTCGCCGAAGGCTCTCGCCCGCTACCGCGACCTCGCGGTCATCGCCCTGGAAGCCAGGGCGCCGCGGTAGCCGCCGGAGGGGATGCTCCCGGAGCATCCCCTGCCCGCTCTCTCAGCAACTCCTCTGCCCGGCGATCCGAGGCTGTCTCTCGCCATGCCGGATGGGCCGGCGAAGAACGGAGAACCCCGATGGGCAAGACCTACAGCATCGAAATCAACGCCCGCAGCGAGCGCGGCGAAATGATCCTCATCATCGAGGTTGAGGCCGACAGCGAGCGGCGGGCCATCGCGGAGGCCGAGACGATCGCCCGGGGGATGATCTTCCCCGGAACGCAGCTTTCCTTGAACGGCGCCCGCGAAGCTTGACCTTCGCCGCCCCGCCAGCCCCGCCCGGCGCAAGCCGGCGGGGCCTGCCGCGGTGACAGGCCCCGATGGGCGGGGCCGGAACCGGAGGCCGCCATGCGCCAGAAGCGCCCGCATCCCCAAGACATCCACGAGGCCCGGCAGATCGCCGGGGCCGCCTATTTCACCGCCTGCCGCCGCATCGACCGCGCCACCTACGACCGCCGCCGGGCGGCGACGCTCGCCGAGGCGGATGCCTTGGCGGCCGAGATGGGCGCCGACCGGACCATGATCTACGCGGTCACGGCTGATGGCTTGACCGTCGCCGTGACCGAACGCGCCCGCCGCGCGATGGAGGCTTGAACCATGCGCAGCGAGACCGCCTTCATCCCGGCCGACCGCTACCTTTTCGACTTCAAGATTTGCACCCCCGCCAAGGGCTGGGCGCAATTCGACACGGCCCAGGATGCCTCCTACTTCGGGACCTGGGTCAATCCGACGACTTTCGAGATCGTCACCTACGCCGAGGGCGACGTGCGGCGGGTCTGGTGCGATGGCCCCGAGGAATTCGCCGCCGAAGTCAGGCGCATGTCCGAGTGGCACCGCGAGCACGACGGCAAGCCCGGCATGATCGATCCGCTGCTCAAGCCCGAGATCGATGCGGCGCTGCGCGCTTGCGGATTGGGCGATCTGGTCCACTGAAGCAGACCGACCCTGACGACCAACTAAGTCCTTGCGGCGACTCGGGAATCCGGTTTTCTTTTATCGGTGGTCTTCCGATTCGATTTCGGAGCCACCGCCTGCATCCGAGCCGCGCCACGGCCCGGATGCAGGTCCCGGCCGGTCCGTAGGGTCCCGGCTGGGGCGGGACAAAAGGCCTGCTCCCAGGTCCGAAGCGAATCAGCGTATCGGGTTCGTGTCAATCCCGCGTTCGTGCCCCCTGCGCAGGAGAAGGAGACGAGGCCATGTCGAAGGCCCGTCAGCCGCTCCTCCCCGGCTTCGCCTTGATCTTCAGGGCAACCCGCCGCGTACGCGGTGGCCGTGTGCTGGTCGCGAAGGACTACGGTTTTCGCGGTTGGCCCATGGTCATCTGGGTGGGTTGAAGAGGTCCGGGAAGGATGGTCCGTTGGTCCGAAAGGGCCGGCGGACTCATCCGGGCGCAGGTCCGACCACGTTCCAAAACAGCACCCGCCCGCCTCCCTTCCGGGCTACGCACATCTGCCAAGCCTTCGCGTCGTAGTGCGGATCGCTGGGGAACGGCGTCCGCGTCCGCGCCGCCCGGCCGAAGGGCAGCGGATAGACATGCACCATCGCCCCGGCGACATCGCGGGCGGTCACGTCCCGGCCGACCTGCACCGCATAACGGCGGGCGTTCGGCCATGCGAGCGCCAGCGCCCGCGCCAGCACGCCGCTGCCGGCGGCGCACCACACCTCGTCCGGCTCCTCGCCGGTCGCCCGTGCGGCGTCGGCGATGAGCGCGATCGCCTCGGGCATGTCCATGCCGAAGGGAGCGAGCAGCGCGCCCGTCGCCTTGCAATGGTCGGCCGCGCGCCTGCGGACGACGTTGAGATAGCCGGGCGACACTTCCACGATCCGCGCGCCCAGCGCCGCCGCCTCGCGGGTGCGGGGATGCCTCTCGGCCCGCTGCGCCACGAACACCGTTGCCCGTTTGCCCAGCTTCCGGGCGACATGCGCGAGCGCCGTCTGCGCCCCGCCCTCGGCCGGGCTGGCGTAGGCGACCTCATCGGCGCGGGCGAACAGCACCGGCAGGAAGCGCGCCTTCGTCCCGCCGGGGAACAGGTCGTCCCGCACGACGCGGATGCCCTGGTGCTCGACGACGACCGGCGGCTTCACGCGGCGTCCTCCGTCGCGACGCCGATCTCGCCGAACTCGACCTCGCCGATCGCCTCGGTCGCGCGCGCCGGATCGCCCTTGCAGAAGACGAGCAGCTGCTGGTGCGTCTTCCCGGCCTTCCTCGTACGGGCAAAGGCGCGGCCGGCCCGGATCGGCAGGCTGCCGACGGCGGTGACGAGGATGAATTCGTTGTAAAGCGGGGCGCCAGCCGCCTCGAACGCTTCGATCGTCGCCCAGGGCAGGCCCCGATAGAAGCCGTCCGGTCCGCGCACGTCGCCGACCACGAAGGCGGCGAAGCGGTCCGGCCGGAGCAGCGCCACCGCTTCGGCGATGATGTGAGCGTAGCCGTCGCGGAATGCGGGCCAGTCCATCGCCGAGAGGTCGCGCGGGTCGTCGCTGTAGCGTTCGAGATCGGCGTAGGGCGGGCAGGAGAACACGAAGTCTGCCGCCACGCCGCGGCACAGCCGGCCGATGTCGGCGCTGTCGCCTTCCTGCCAGACCGGCACCGGATCGCCGCAGAGCGTCGCCGCCTGCTCGCGGTTGGCAGCGACCTGCTCGGCCCGCAGCTCGACGCCGACATATTGCCGGCCCAGGCGCGAGGCGACGACGCCGCGGACGCTGCCACCCGCGAAGGGGTCCAGCACCAACCCGCCGGGCGGGCAGAACCAGCGGTAGGCAAGCTCGCACAGCACCGGATCGAAGATCGACGTGCCGGAGCCGGCGTCGAGGATCTGGCGCGATACGGGGTCGAGCGCGGCGCCTTCGCGGGCGCCCTGGACGAAGGTGAGATTGCTCATTCCGCCGCCCTCGCCGCCTGCATGGCCGCCCGCTTGTCGGGGTCTGGTTCGATCAGCGTGTCGGACAAGCGAAGAAGGTTGCCACCGCGGCCGAGCTCGCTGCGGATGCCCAGCGCGAGCCACGCGCGCTTGCGCTCCTGCCACCAGCCTTCGCGGGCGTTCAGCACCGAGAAGGGCGGCACGCCGAAGCGCGACGCGAGGCTTCCCGCCCCGGACGGGGCGCCAGCATCGGCCGCAGGCGCCGCTTCCGCTTCGCCCGCGCCGTCGGTGCCCGTATCGCCGGCCGCGCCGTCAGCGGCGGCCTGCGCTTCGGCGATGATGGCGTCGATCTCGGCGTCGTCGAAGCCGGTGGCCGCCAGGGAGAAGCCGCCGTCGCGGAGTTCCTCCATCAGCCCGGCGAGCGCCTCGCGGTCCCAGCCGGCGTCTTCGGCGAGGCGGTTGTCGCCGATCAGGATCAGGCGCCGGACCTCGGCCGGCAGGTCGGAAAACGTCAGCACCGGCACGGCTGTCATGCCCAGCCGAAGCGCAGCCCGGAGACGGCCGTGCCCGGCCAGGATGGTCCCGTCGTCGTCGGCGATGATCGGGTTCGTCCAACCGACGGTGCGGATCGCTTCGGCGAGCTTGGCGACCTGGGCTTCGCTGTGCGTGCGGGGGTTGGCGGGATCGGGGCGCAGTTCCCCCACCGGCACCAGCGGAATGCCGGGCGGCATGGCGATTGCGGCCATGGGGAATCCTTCGGAATTGAACTTAACCGGGGGTTAAGCCCTGTCGGCGGGTCGGCTTAACCAGTTAATTCGGCCCGCCGGTAGCGATATGGCGCGCGCTTGCCCCCCTCATACGCGGAGGCCCAGGAAGGCCCCGCGCCTCGAGCATGCATGGCTCGCGGCGAGCATAGCTGAGGGAGCATGGCAGGGGGCGGGCATGGAAACGGCGCCGATCGGGGGGATGGCGCCGCGCCGTGGTCGCTATTCGTGCGACTATCGAAGTGCATGCCTTATTGGAGTCCATTCGTCAAGCGGAATTTCTTTGCGCCATGCCGAAATATCCCGCCAGCACCCCGAGGGCTGCCACCAGCACGCCCTGGGCCTGGACATGCCCGACACTCCGGCCGCCCCAGCCTTCGCGCAATGCCCATTCCCGCACCGACATGCCGCAACCGACGACATGCCAGACGCACGACCCGGCGGCGCTGTCCTGGCCGCCCAACGCCGACATGGCGCGATGGACCTTGTGGCGCGCGGCCTCGGCCCGCTCGGTGAGCGTTGCCCCGCCTCCGCCCGGCATGCGCAGCAGCGGCATGGGGCGGATCGGGTCCAGGGACGCAGCGCGGAACTGCATGTGGAAGCTCTCGCCCGCGTCCCGCATGGCTGCGCTGATCGTGCCGTTCGCGAGCATGCGGTCGAGCACGTCGTCGGCCCGGCGCCGGCTCATCGCCCTGCCTGTGTCGGGATCGGTCTCAGGCCGCGGCGGCGAGAAGTCTCCGTGCTGAAGCCGCCAGTGCGTGGGCTGGGCGAGGCTGTCGTGCATCGGCTTGGCCTTGCGCTTGCGCTTCGTCGTCATCGTCCATCCCCTTCCCTGCGCGGTCCCCAGCGCCGCACCGCCTCGTTCACGATCGCCTGCCGCAGCCAGTCGTCGGCGACCTCGCCGATCGCCAGCGTCGCCACGCCCTGCTCCTGCCAAGCCCGCCGCCGCATGGCCTCCATCGCCCCGCCGCAGGTCGGGCTGCGCCCGATGTCCAGCGACGAGCGGGGCGCCCTGGGGGCGCCGTGCAGGCTCATGCGAACCCCGCATGGGCGCTGATCCCCGCGAGCGGCGTGCGGGCGCAGGTGTCGTCGAAGTCCCAGCCGAACGGGATCGGACCGTCGCCCGGCGGATCGGACTCCGCCCCGCGCGGGGTGAGGCGCAAGGCATCGACGCGGGCGCCGGGGAAGCTGGCGCGGGCGGCATCGACCCAGCGCAGCCCTTCCCAGGCGTGCAGGACGCGGGCGATCTCGTCGAGCGTCCAGACGCGCCGCTCGGTGGTGTCGGGGCCGATGGCGTGCGCCTCGGCGATGGTGCGGACGATGGTGAGCACCGCCCCGTCGGGCATGCGCGCCTCCCAGGTCTCGGGGCGCAGCGGTTCATGCCCGGCGGCTTCGGCGGCGGCGTCCAGCGCCGCCCAGGCCCGGCGCATCGCCTCGGTGTGGCGGCGGGTGGCATCGATGTCCTGGGCGGCATAGGCGTCCTGCCACTTCGCCCACTGGCGGTCGAAGCGTTCGCGGAGTTCGTCGCCGACCAGCATGCGCAGGCGCCCGACGCCCCACTTCCGCTCCATGGCGTCGGCGACGAGATCGGCCGACTGGACGAGGCCCTGGATGGTACGGGCGACGCCTTCGCTGCTGCGGTCCCAGCCGCTCATGGCGTGGCCCTCCGGACAGGGCGGACAATCGGGCGGACAACTTGTCCGGGCATTTGTCAGGTTGTCCGGTGCCTGCGGGCGCCGCAGCGGGGCCGACTGCCGCAGCCGGCCTTGCCCTGCGCGCCAGCCGGGCTGCGCCCGCAGCGGGCGGACTGGCGGATTTCTGCGGCTTTGCCGGGCAAGCCCCTTCCGGCAGCCCCATCCCGCGCGCTCATGGCGGCCAGCGGGGCGGTGTCGGCGGCCCTTGATGCCCGCAGGGCGGACAATCCCGGCGGACAACTTCCGCAGCCGAGGGCGACTTCCGGGTATATATATCCCGTAGGGATATATATACCCGGAAGCGTGGCCACCCGATTGTCCGGAGAATTGTCCGGGGTTTTATCCGGCTTGAACAAGCTGTGCTCTCCTATTTCCAGGCCCGTCCGGTCGCCCAGACGTGGTTGTTGAATGCCGCGACGACCTGCTTGGCGAGCAGGTCCTGGCGCACACGGCGGAAGGTGCGGTCCTTGGTGTCGTGGTCTTCGAGGCCGCACCCCTCGAAGAACTCGCGCTTCCAG